GAATTACCACCACCACCACCACAATCATCGTCTCCGGTGATTAGAGCATCATTTAGATCAAATATACCTGCTAGATTTGTATCGGTAGATGAACCACCACCAATGAGATTATGAAACAACAAGATTTTAATGATTTACCAGATTTATCAATTTATAGATATGAAAATTTTTTAAATATATATGTAGATGGTGATCAAAATAAATTTTACAATTTATTAAGATCTATAAATATTTTTCCAGCAAATGATACTTCGGTTGAAGATGAATATACGGTTGGTTTAAACGATACTTGGATTTTAATTTCATATAAATATTACGGAACAATTTTTTTATGGTGGCTTGTTTGTGAATATAATAGAATTCAAGATTCAACAAAATTACCTGAACCCGGAACAAAAATAAAACTATTAAAAAGAAATTATGTATCATCAGTCATTTCAAATCTTGAAATACAAATTAATAGATAAATAGTTATATGGGAAGAAAAAAGAAAATAGAATCAGAACCATCAGTGGATGTTTCAAATCTTCAAAATGAAGATTTTATTGTAGATGGTACTTACTATAAGGGAAATGAAAATTTATTAAGAGATGAAGCGCAAATTAAATGGACGCCTGAAATGGTCGATGAACTTAAATTGTGTTCAAAAAAAATAAACCATTTTGCTGAAAATTATTTTTACATTGTAACCGAAGATGGAAAACAAAAAATAAGTCTATATAAATATCAAAAAAATTTATTAAAAGCATTCGTAAACAATCGTTTTAATGTTGTTTTGAGTTCAAGACAATCCGGAAAAACAACCACTATTACAATATATGCTCTTTGGATTGTTTGTTTTTTATCAGATAAAAGAATAACTATTGTCGCAAACAAAGAAGATACTGCAAAAGAAATATTTTCTCGTATTAAAATGGCGTTTGAGCAACTTCCCATTTGGATGAAACCTCCAGTTAAATCTTGGAGAAAGGATGGTTTTGAATTAAAAAACGATTCTAAAATAACAATTAGCTCTACTTCATCAGCTGGTCCTCGCGGTAGTACCAGCAATCTTCTTATAATAGATGAAATGGCTCATTGTCCAAATGAATTGATGAAAGAATTGTGGAAATCAGCAATTCCAATTATTTCTTCAATGAAAAAATCGCAACTTGTTGTTATCAGCACACCAAATGGCGTTGATAATAAATTTTATGAGCTTTATCAACAAGCTCAAAAGCCAGATAGCGATTGGCATTTGGAAGTTGTGAATTGGTGGGATGTTCCGGGCAGAGATGAAGAATGGAAAAAACAAGCATTGGATGCGATTGGAACAAAAGATGATTTTGATCAAGAGTATGGGAATGTATTTCATGATAAAAATAAAACAGCAATAGATCCAGAGCTTTTAGAAAAATTAAAATCCCAATCAAAAGAACCAGTATTGGTTATGGATAATGGAAATTATAAAATTTTTGAAACTCCAAATCCTGAATCGTTTTATGCTATAGGTGTTGATGTCGGTGAAGGTATAGGTAGAACGAATACGGTTGCACAAATATTAGATGTTTCGGATTTAACAAATATTAAACAAGTTGCAACTTATAGTACAAATCAAATGAGTCCATTTCATTTTGGAACTAGGCTGATGGGTATTTTGGATGATTGGGGAAGACCACCAATATTAGTTGAAAACAACAATAATGGACAACAAGTGTTAGATATTCTATGCCATACCCATAATTACGAGTCGGTAGTCTCATATCATTTTGATGGATTTAGTAAACATTATAATAATGAAAATCGTTTTGGTATACATAACCATACAAATACAAAATATAGAGGTGTTACAAATTTTAGATATTGGTTAAATGGTCTTAAGGCTGTATCTTTATTTGATATAGATACTTTAATAGAATTAACAAATTTTGTGAGGCATGAGAACTTTACATACAGTAAAAGAAAAGAAACTGACCTAGATGATAGGGTTTTTGCTTTAATATGGGCTTTATTTATTTTAGATCCAAATATAGCTGTAAAATATTTTAATATAATTGAAACAGATGATCAGGGAAGACCTTTAAAAATGATTCCATTGGTAAATAATTCCGATTTAATTAAAAAAAGTCCTTTATTTTACGGACAAGTATCAAATTTTAGAAAAAATCCAATTTTAAATTCAGGTTTTTCATTTGTTGGTAAATTTGAAACAGAAAAACCAGTATCAATAGAGCAGGAAACCCTTGATTTTAAAGATTGGTTGTCTGGTTTGTGGGAAAAACCTGTTATAGAAAAACAAATTGAAGAAAAGGAGATTGTTCCTTTTGGTGAGGAATTTAAACCAGTAGTTTTATTTTAATATGAACCAATCACCTTTAAATAAATCAAGATCAGATAAATTTATATTGATTTTAGACATTCCAACAGCTTTGAAAAAAAAATTAAATGCTGTTAACGGAGAAAATTTTAAAATAGACCCTCTTCAATTGTCAATCTATGGATCTCCTGTTCCAGCAATAAACATTCCAGCGATAGATGTTAGTTTTGGTAGTCAAATTTATAAGACATCTACCTTTTCAAGACCAGCATATGAACCATTAACTGTTAGATTTTTAATAGATAATGGTTATAAAAACTATTGGATGATATGGAATTGGTTGAATTTGTTAAATGATTATAAAAATTCAACATCAACTGCTCATAATTTTCCCCAAAATAAAGTTGGAATAGAAAATCCTATGTCTGAATATACATCTATATTTACGATTTATGGTTTAGATGAATATAATAATAAAATAATTTCATTTAAATATAAATATGCATTTCCGACAGCTTTAAGTGAAATAAACTACACTAATCAAGAACCTGTAGAAATAAATTCAACAGTAACTTTTGTTTTTAATCAATTAGAAGTAAATTTAGAGAAAGATATAAATAAAATAACTTGTAATTAATATGAATGTTGAAAGTATACAGAATTGGATAGCTATTAATGTTACAGGTAACAAAAGTTCTGCGAAAAAATCAGAAACCAGTAAGGGTTCTTATTATCAAGGCCCAAATAATCAATTTTATTATATAGAAGTATTGATGCATAATCAATTAACGGATAGTAAACCGCTTAATGTTCCATTTTTTTTAGTAGAATCATTAACAATACATGAATCTTTATTTAATTGGGTCACAAAAGCAGAAATTGTTTTTAATAATGATTTTGAAGTGTTTTTAAGAGGAGATCCAGCAAAAAATAATCCACCATATATAGATAGAACTGATGGTAGAAATAAAATTTATATAAACATACATCCAATCGATGTTACTTTGAATGATGGTGATATTAATTTAGATGATTCAAGTGATGAAAAGTTTCCAAGAAAATATTGGGAGATGGATTATGATTTTATTGTTTCTGAAATTGTTGACATTCCAGTTGCAAACAATCAAGCAAAAAAAAGAATGTATGTATTGGTTGATGAAAGATATCAAATATTAAAAGAAAGAAATTTAGAATGGTCTTCTGAAATGTTTTCATTAAAATTACAAAATTTATCTGATGATGTGTCATTAACAGATAAAGAATCATCTTTAAATCCAAATATTGCTTTAAAAGAATTTTTAAAATTTGCAACAACTAATGGTGATATGTTAGATGAACCAATATATGTGGGATTTGATGGTGATGGTAGTATCGAAGAACCAAACATTAGACTAGATCAAATAGATGATAAGAAGTGGGATGCTGGTGATGATTCAAATTTATGTTTATTTTATTCAACTGCTAATAGAAACGCATTAGATGATTTATATTATATATTATCTCACTGTATGTCTAGTGATGGCTTTCCTGTTTTATTAGATTATGGTAGATCAAGTGAAGATAAAGGTTGGCATTTAATATCAATTTCAAAAATATATGAAGATTCAAATTCGGAGCAAGTTGAAAGATTAATAATAGAAGATAATTTGTTACAAAATCAACAAGGCGATATACCACCATATGTTGCTAGAGCTAATGAGTCAAAACCAACTCAAATAAATAATTTTACATCAATAGCGGCATCAAGAATTTTATCATACAAATACTCTCCAATGGTTTCAATGGATGATAATAGAATTTTAAACTCTCCTGTTGCATTATACGACGAACATACTGGGGTTTTCTCTATTAAAAAACAAGATAATTCTGTTTTTAATGTTTTTAAAAAATTAAATGAAATGGCATCAAAAGGTTTATATTCATTTCAACAAAAAAAGGGCGCACAAATATTATTAAATTTAAATAAAACAAAATTAACAGGACAGATGACAAAAAACCATTTTCCGTATAATGGACCTTATGGAAATCAAAAATCACCATTGTTACAAATGATATTAGATAGTATTTTTTTAAATCAATCAATATCATTTCAAACTTTAGGACTAACTTTAAGAAGTCCCGGAAAATTTATATTCATAGATCGAATTGGTGCTGGTGAAAAAAATGTTTTTGATGATAGAGTTTTAGGGCAATGGTTAATTACTAATGTTTCTCATCGATTTACACAAGAATCATATAAAACTGAAGTGACTGCCAATAAGATTGATTCTTTTTCCACTATATTTAAGGGTGCTGAAGATAAGTTATAATATGGACAAGAATTTTTTGAAACAATCTATTCAAATGAATAGAATGAGGCGTTTGTCTAATAGCGAAAAACCTCAATTTCCATCAATAAAAGAGATGGCAAATAATTTAAAAAATGACATTAAAGAAAATGTTAAGAGTGTTATGGCTGGAAATCCATTACAAGTAGAATCTTCCGAGGCGCAGAGACGGAAGGGTATTTGTGAATCTTGTCCGTTTTATGCAAAAAGTCAAGATAGATGTACAAAATGTGGTTGTAATATGGGAATAAAAACCTATTTAAAAAGTTCAAAATGCCCTGTTGGTAAATGGTGATTTTTTAAGCATTAAAGGCATATAATATTTTTTAATAATAAATTTTGCGTGATTATTAATGATTTTTAAGTCATTAATATCCTTTGTATTTAAAGTATCCCATTTTAAAACATAATCAGCATGTTTTTTAATGATTACATTGTTTGTTTTTTCAGTTTCATTAGCACCAAGTATATTTTCTCTTTCAATAAAAATTAATAATCCATTTTTTTTATTTTTTAACCAATAAATCTCATCATTTTCGTATTCAGCATATCTAATATCAGGTATTATTGTTACATGTGAATGTGAATCATTTTTTTCTTCAAATTTATCTATAAAATATTGACCTTTAGTGAGATTTCTCTGTAATTTACCATATTCTAATAAAATAGGTCTTATAATTTCCTTTTCTTCATCATTTTTTAAGATAAAAGGATCAATTTTGCATTTTTCTAATAAGATTTGTTTTAAATCATTCTTTATAGTGTCACCAGCTATAGATTTTCTTTCAGCTTTTATGCTAAAAAGAGAAAATTGTGTTATTAAAGCATCACATAATGTGTCTTTTCCTGATCTAGCAGCACCCGATATACCTATAATCGGAAAGTTTGGTTTAGTGAAAAATTGATTCATTTACGTAAATATATAATAGTAACAGTATTTTATATAAAAACAACAATATTATGCAAGAAAATAAAAAAGTTGATCAAATAGAAAATGATATCGTTTTAAAAATTAAAAATGAGTTGGAATCGACTAAACAAAATATAAAAGAAAATGATATTATACAAAAAACTTCTGGTACAAATAGGTTATTGTGGGATGCACCAATATATATTGCGGTTAATATTAATATGGAAGATGATAAAACACAAAATCCAAATGATTTTTTAGAAGAACAATTGAAAAATCAAACTAAAGATTAAATATTTATATATGGCTACTCAACTTCATACAGTAGGTAAAAATGAAATATCCAATTTAGAGAAAAAAACAAATTTAACATTATACCCATATCTTTTTGCTGGTGAATTAGCAAGAGTAAGACAAAGATTTAGTGCTTTAAATAAAAATAAATACTATTTGTTGTTAAATATGTTGGTTTATGGGTTTGATAATAAAGTTTTGGAGTCTGGTATGTTTAATTCCGGTGATGAAAAATGTATTATTGATAAAGAATTCATAAG